GGCCAAGGCTGACACCGCTGTAGGTCTCATTGGTTCGGGAGCTTTAGTCACCGGAGGTCTGCAATAACCCATTGATGAGGCAACACTACCAATAATATTGGCGGCACCTTCTGTCGCACGTGCATATGGTCCGACATAAGGCATATTCTTGAGTGCGCCAGCAGCTCTCGCAACTGCCGTAGCTGGCTCAGAAATAATCCCTTTAGTGTTAGCCTCGTCTATCTCTTCCTTACCCATTTGCGGAGACAAACCGTTAGAATCAAAGGACGTCAATCCAGCCATCTCGACGTTTGTCATCCAAGCAAAGACACTAATAGTTACGCTACCAGCGGCACTGTTGGCATGTAACAAGGCATTCAAAGAACGCAACCACACCACACCGATGTCCGAAAACTGATCTCCACTAATGGTGTTGGTGACATCCAAATTATTCCGGTAAAAGTGCCACGGAATCGTTAACTCCCCTCCCATTGATGTGGTAGGATTCAAGAAAACTTTGGGTCTCTGAGTGGCAGTAGTGAGATCCCAAAAATCCGATTGAAACGTCATGGAATCAAATGACTCGAACGGCAAATACGCAGCAAGGGCTCGACCATAATAAAACCCATTGCCGTTTATGACAAATTTCAGATGTAAATCACCACGTGTCAACGCGTAGGTTGTCATTCGATTTTGAACACGATCATTGGTCATGAACAATTCCCATGGATTGAAAATCGTATCTACACCAGCGCCTACTGTCCATGTTCTTTGGAGTATCTTGATGGGACGCTCGAAAAATTTGTCCAGACTAACCTCAGGAGTGTCCGTTAAATTACGAGTGTTGTCTTTCCTACCAACCATAGTAGTGTTTATGCCACCGTGTTGGTCCAGAAATGCTACATTTGGAGTGTTTGTGTCCACCTCCTTGTATTGCACTTCCAGACCAGATTGAGGTCTGAAATCCTGCTGGGTAAGTAAGTGCAGGATCTCTTCTAATAGAGCAATGGTACGACCGCGCTCTTCAGCGAGCGTCAACTTTTC